GTCGCGATGGCGACGCCGCGAAGCTGCGTGGCGTTGCCGGAGGTGGGCGAGGAGATTGAGAAGTAGGGCATCAGTCTGCGCTCACGAGGTTGGCGTGGATGCGTCGCGTCTTCTGGCTGCGGTCGGCCCAACTCCAGCAGTTGTCCGAGAGGCTCGGCTTGATCACCTCATAGGTCAGCCGCTTGCCGTTCTCGTGGTGGATGATCCGGTCGCCGACTCGAGGCGAATCGGGAACCTCGTCGATGCCGACGAAAAAAGCCTTGGTGTCGAGGCGGATGATCTGCCCTGCGGCGTCCATCCCCTCCCATTTGGTCGCGCCGATCGTCGCCTTCACGGTCCGGCCGAACATGCTGCTCGCAGGCCGCCACTCCGCGTCGACCGAGAGGAACTTCTTCCGCTGATCCTCAAACCACGACGTGCCGCTGGCGATTAGGTCGGCCACCGTCCACCTCCTTGAGTGCGAGAGGGCGGCGGCGGACGGGAATACCATCCGCCGCCGCCTCAGAGCGCTGACGCTGGCCCAGGCTCAGGAGCCAGGCCAGAGGAGGACGAAGACCGTGTTGTCGGTCGTCGCCGGCTTCTTCGCGACGTAGCCGGCCTGGATGCCGGTCACGCCGGTGACTGCAAGCGAGCCGTTCCAGTACACCTTCGCCCCGAGCGCGTAGTCGGTGTTGGCACCGGTCGGCTTGGGGAGAGCGAACACGCGCTGCACCGACAGCGCGCCCAGCTTGTTCGCCGGAATCGCCACCGGCGCGACCCCGAGCATCGTGCCGATCTGGATGGGCTGCCCACCCGTCACGGCGCTCGACGGGGTGAAGTCGAGGTTGACACCAACCTGTCCGTAGTCTGCCACTTGGATCACCTACCTTTCGCGTTTCTGGAATGTGGAATGGTGCGTCATGCCCCGGGGCGGCTACCGGCCGCCCCGGGGCTACGGTTCGACGGGTGTTCAGGAGGTCCGCATGCCGAGGGCGGCGAGCGCCTCGCCCTTCGCGACCCCAAAATCCATCCACCCGCGCATTTGTACCCCTAGCATCTGGAAATCTGCGGCCACCTGCTCCACGGTCGGGACTTGCTGGCCGTTGAGGAACACGACCTCGAGGGGGGCGAGATCCGCCTTGTCGGCAGTGAGCCACCAAGTCGACGCCGAAGTGAGGTAGTTGCTCACGATGACGTTGTACTTCCCGCGGAGCACGTTCTGCGCCGGGGTCTTGCTCGCAGAGTTGCCGACGCCGTCCGCGATCAGCACCGAGGACGTCATGAGCTCCAGCGCCGTGATCTCTTGGTCGGGCGGCACGAGGAGGTTCCGAGCCGCCATCCCGAGCGGGTTGCCGTCCGGGTCTTTGAGCTTCCTCCACGCCGTCTGAGCCGCCTTGAGCGACGTCAGCGACAGAGCGTTCCCGGCTCCCGCCGTGATGCTCTGATAGAAGCCGGCGTTGCCCGACTCGAACTCAGCCCAGATCACCTCGTTCAGCGAGAGGGCCGCACCGCGGCCGATCCGCTGCGGAATTTTCGACAGCGCGGAGAGGTCGTCGTTGATGAGATCCTGCCTGGTCAGGCTCGTGGTGATCCCGTAGGTGTCGGCGCTCACCGACCGATCGGTCGCAGAACTGCCGGCCGACTTCAGTTCACCAGCCGCGCCGACCTTCTGGAACTTGAACGACCCGTTCAGTCGGAAGAGGTTGACAGCCTTGAAGTCGTTGACGCTTCCGACCGAGCAGATTTCCTGCCAGGTGCTCTCCACCGCGTTGAACCCGGAGAGCAGGTTCTTGTTGACCACGGCGCTGAGAAGGTTCCCGAACTGGTGCGTGGCGAAGCTCGCCTGAAGCACCTGGCCGAGGTTCCCCGAGGACAGACGGTCGGACCCGCTGTAGCCGTTCGACTTCGCGGCGCGGACGAGAACCTCCGAAAGGGAGATCGTCCTCCGCATCTTGTCGGCGGCCTCGAGCGTCCGCTCGTTGAAATACTTCTCGACGTTGGGCATCCCCGCCTGAAGGCAGAGCGCTGCCTGAACCACCTCCTCTCCGGACGGCGCTTCGGGCGCGCCGGCATTGCCGGCCGAGCCGGACCGCGACATCCGGAGCTCAATGAGCTCCAGCCGCTTGGCCTGCTCCTCGCGAGCGGTCCGCTCCTTGGCGAGCTCGGCGCGGAGGACTTCGGTGGCACCCGCGGACTTGTCGTCCACGGAGGCACCGTCGCCGCCCTTCGCCTCGATGCCGAGGGTTTGGGTGATGGGAGCCTTCTCCACGGCGCCAGTCGCCGCGGCTTCCACCTTGGGGTCGGTGGGCTGGGGGTTGGCGTCGTGCGCCATAGGATTCTCCTCCGTCGCGAGTTCCGCCGCGATGCGGGCCGACGTTTCGTTGTCGGCGCCCATGAGAACAATCGACACCTCTCGGAGGCTCGACGATCGAACCACCGAGATCGGACCAACGAACTCCCGGCCATTCACCACGACCTTCTGGCCGGAGTCCACGTTTTCGATTCGGTGGATGTCGGCGCCGATCGACGCCTGCCACCGCATGCCCTTCTTCGCCAGGGCGATTACCCGGTCGGCCGTCGGACCCTCCCCGATCAAATCGCCCGACAGCGACAGCGACCGGCCGTCGTTCGTGACGGAGTTCGACTGCCCGAGGACCGAGTCGAGGGACGACGAGTCGTGTCCGTACAGGATCGGGACGGAAAACTTCGCCTTGAGTCCGGCGAGGTCGACGACGAGCGCGTTTCGCGACCACCCCTGGCGGATCGCCGCGCCCGTGTACGCCTCAATGTCGAACGACGGGATGCCTGCGGAATCCCCGTCCGATGCACGAACGGAGAACTCCGCAGCGAGCTTCAGCGAGTTGTCGAGGCTGGGAACTTTGTTGCTCATGTCAGTCGAACTCCATCAGCACGAGGTCGTCGAGGTCAGAGTCGTCGAAGGCGTCGAACTCATCGCCCATGTCGTTACCCCCCCTGGTGTCGTCCGTCCTCCCCTTCGTCAGTTGGTTGGTGCTTCGGCCGGTTGGCTCGCCGCCCGGCCGGCGGGCCGTGGAGGCTCGTCAAGGCCGAGTTCTTTTGCGAGCGCCTTCTCGGCGGCCCGCTGACGCAAGACGCGACGCCAGTCGTCGCCGTTCCTCGCGCACTCGTCGGACAGCGTCGTGGTGTTGTTCGCGAGCCGGATCGTCTGCGCGTCGGCCTCCTTGGTCGGGTCGACGTGCTCCCAGCCCTGCCAAATCCAACGCCACTTCCATTCGGCGACCGGCCCGAGCCCGTTGGGGATCAGACCGGGGACAAGCGCCGCTTCGTCGAGCCACTCCGTCAGCAGCGGGTCGAGGACGTTCCGCTCCGACTCGCGCCGGAGGGAGTTGATAGCCTTCCGGTAGACGAGGTAGTCGCCCCGCATCGACGAGTAGTTCGCACTCGAGGAGTCGAGGGCGGCGACGATGAATGGCATGTTGAGGCATCGCGCGATCTCGTTGATCAGCGACCGCCGGAACTCCGCAAACGTGGCGGTGGGGTGCTCCGGCCGCATCTGCGTGGCGTCCCAGCCGTCGGGGAGGCTCATCGCCATACCGCGGACGATCGGCATCGTGTCCCACGCCGGGACCGGGGTCATGCCGCCGTCGCCGCCGGGGAGGTTCGTGTGGATCAACGCGGCGAAGTCGGCCGCCGTCTCGGCTGCGGTCACGGTCGCCAGCGTGTATCGCCGGAGCAGCGCGAACAGTTCCAGGGCAGGCACGACCTCGCCGACGCCCCGGTGCTGCCCCGGTCGCACGGTATGCGCCCAATGAAGCATTCGGTCGGCCGACACCCACTGCCCCTTGTTGACACCTGTCCACCCGAGCGATCCGGGGTGGTGGTCGAGGACGTGCCACTCAGTGATGTTGCCGTTGGAGTCGACTCGCAGCCCGTCGATCGCGCCGAGCTCCAGAATCCACGTCGGGTTGGCGATTTGGTCCGCTTCGTAGAGGCGGAAGTCGAGTTGGACACCCTTGAGCTTCGGGTTGTTGACCTTGAGCCCAAACGCCTCGCCGTCGACCGCCCGCGACCAGCGCATGGTCTTGAGCTTCGACGCGAGGTCGATCGCTTCCGTCCACTCGCCGACGCTCTCCTCGACGGACCGGACTCGCTCGTCCTCCGGCTCGGTGCCAGGCACCTCGAGTTGGAGGTGCGGGCCGGTGCCGACGACATCGGTGCAAAGCGTCGACAGCATGCCAGCGAGAAACGGGTTGTTCGTCGCTTCGTACCGCGCGCGGGTGCGGAGCGTGCGGCGGATGCCGGGGTGGAGGGCGGCGTCGGCCGAAAGCCAGTCCGCCTGCGCCCAATGCCGCTGGTTGAGGGGCGTCGTCTGCGCGGCGTCGTACCGAGCCTGCACCGCAGGTTGCGGCGAGGTCGGGCGGTCGCGGCGGAAGAACGACAGGATGCCCATCAGTAGTACGGTCCGTAGCCGGGGAGGCCGCCCATGCCGGGAGGCGGGTACACGTCCGATTGAGCGGTTGGGTCGGCCGAGTTCGATGCGTTCGGCGTGACGACCTGGGCGAACCGGAGCGACGCAAACGGCGACTTCTTCGCGGCAAGCATCTGGATCGCGAACTTGGCGGCGGCGACTTGCTGCACGAGGTCGTGCTGCTCCACCTCGCCCGCCTCAGTGCGAGCCCGCTTCGGCTGCGCGAGGTTCGCGGCAAGCGCGTCGATGATGTCCTGCGGGTCGGCCACGGTGACACTCCAGGGGTGCGGTCTTCGACCGCTGCCTTTAGTGTACCACCGTTCAGTGCTACGCCCGTCCCATGCGCTGCAATAACTCCTCGCGCTTCGCCGCCATCTCCTCGCGCGATATGCTCCGGCGCGTCGACCCGCCCCCGGCGCGCGGCTCCGTCCCCACGGCGCTCACGCCGGCGTAGCTTGCCGCCACCGCCGCCCCGACGATGCAGTCGAGAAGGTGGTTGTCGCGGCCAGGAATGAGCCGCCACTCGTCGACGACGCGCCCCTTCGCCTCGACGCGCGTCGGATACTCGCTCGTCAGTTGCTCAGACAGCATCGAATGGTCGCCGGAATGGACCGTGAATGCCTGGGGGTCGGCGGCGGGCATCTTGCACCGAGCCGCCAGGAACGTCTTCCACGAGTTGGTGTCGTAGAGCACATGCCGCTGCCGGTGGATCGTCGAGGTCCGCCAGTGGCTTCCCACGCGCTCGCCCCGGTCGGGCTTCTTGTCACTCAGCGTCGAGCCGGAGGCGCCGACGAATCGGCCGTGCGTCGGCAGCACCCGCGGCCCCCAGGAAGACCGGCGAGCGAAGTCCCGCACCACTCCCTGCGTCTGCGCCCAGTTCGCGTCGACGAACAGTTGCGACACCCGGAGGACAGCGTCGTCGGATTCGCGCGCGAACTCCCGGTCGAGCAGGAGCGTGGCGACAGACTCAAGCCCCGCGTGGATCGCCGCCTCGAGCGACGCGCCGCCTGCCGCCTTCGCGAGCGTCTTTTTCGCGTCGCGGAGCGAGAAGTAGGCGCGCCCCTGGTCGGGGTACGCGCCGTAGGCGACGAGGTGGCCCCGGAACTGCGCCCCCCAAGCGACCACCGCCCAGTACAGAAGTTTTTCCTGCACGTCGACGAATGCCGTCAGCGTGTCCATGCCGCGAGGGACGATCCACCGCGGCACCTCGACGACGCGGGCGCGAACGTCGTCGCTCGAGAGCGATCGCGACTGCGCTTCGTTGGGCAGCGGTTGGTTCTGGTACTCGCTCGCGAACACGTCCGGCCCATCGTCGATCAGTGCGTTGTAGGCATGCTGAATCGCCGAATACTCTCGCTCCGGATCGAAGCAGGACCGCCACGAAACCTGGCATCCGGCGTCCATCGCGTCGCGGTTCGCGAGGTAAAAGTCGTTCGCCTCGCGGTGGGCGCGTGCTTGGTCGCCGGGAAGGTCTTTGTCGAACGTGTTGCGGATGTCTCGGTAGCGGGATAGCCAGAGGTCGTCGTGCGCGGTCGCCCACGCGCGGACCATCGGAATCCGCTCGCCCTGCCACGCCGGATACTTCCGTTGGTCGAGGAGTTGGTCGACCATGTCCTCGTGCTGGATCACGGTCGCATTGACGACACAGGCAATGCTCGTCGTGTGACCGGCGAGCTTGAGCACCGACTTCGTCAGAATCTCCAGACGCTTCGCGCACTGGAGCGGGGAGGCCGCCGACTCGCGGGTCTGCGGGTCGTCGACGATCACGAAGTCCGGTCGAAGTTGCCGCCCGTCTGGCGCCTTGTGCCGGAGCCCGAGGATCGATCCCGTCAGCCCCCGCGACATGATGATCGACCCACTCGCGACGCTGCCTGGGATCGACGGCATGACCGTTGCGTCGGCCTGCCACTTGATGTGCGTCTTCTCGCCTCGGAACGTCTGCGAGGCACACCGCTGCGTCTTCCCCTCGAGTGCGCGGACGGCGTGGCACACCTCCGGAAAATCTTCGTAGAGCAACTCGTTGTCGGAGAGTTCCATCTTGATGGAGTTGCTCGCGCGGTCCGCGAGCTTTCCCTCGCCAGCGAAGATCGCGCAGAAGTGCCGGTGACCGTAGAGCGTCGCCCACAGGATCGCGTTCTCGGAGACGGTCGACTTGGCGAAACCTCGGTAGACGGCATTGGTGAATCGCCCTCCGTTGAGGACGCAGCCCTGGATTCGCGCGATGACACGCCGGTGGTCGTCGGAGAAGGGCGAAAGGCCGGTGGAGTTCGGGAAGTAGGTCGTGAGGAAGAGCTCCAGGTCGAGCCGGCAAGACTCGCGTCGCTCCGGGTTCGCGACCGGCGGAATCTCTCCGATGTCGGAACCGGTGCGGGTCCGCTCGCGCGACCGCTCAAGGTCGGCGAGGCGCTTGGACTCCGCAGCGCTCACGCGAGGCGGCGGGGCGGGCGGCGGCTTTTTCGGTGCCTTCTTTTTCGCCATGCCTAGGGTCGGCCGTCGGCCCCGACCCAGCCGTCGCGGACCGGATCGAATTGGTGTTCGGCGTGTTGCTTCTCGGCTATCGCCCACGCAGTGTCGGCCACGGCCAGCGCCGCCCACATGTGCGACTTGATCCCGAACAGGGGGCCGGGATTTTTCTTCGTGCCGACGATGCCGTGCTTGTCGATGAGTGCCTGGCGGATGTTCGCGTCCTTCGCTCGAGGAGTGCCGCACAGGTGCAGCTTCACGTCCTTTCGGAAGACAAGCATCGGCTCGACGCCGTTGCGGTCGGCAACCTCGACGAGTCGGCCAATCTCCACGCACGTCCGAAATACGTCCGCTCCGACGGCCATGCCGTAGCTTGCGATCATCTCAATCGCCACCTCGCACTCCCGCTCCGCAAGGGTCTTCGACAGGATCGACCGGAGGACGCAGTTCTCCACCCACTGGGCGGCGCAGACGCGCGCCCCGTCCCACTGGACGTAGGCGGACTTATCCGGACCTGGGTCAATCGCGAGGATCATGCGTCACCATTCTGCTTGGCAAAGGCTAGCGCGTGTCGCATTGCCGCGCGCGGGCTGAGTTCTTTCACGGTCACCACAATTCTTTCACGACCGACGTGAACTTGCACAAGCCTGTAAATCCGACCGCCGATCCGAAACAGATGCCCAGACTTGAGCCCGTCGCCGGTCGCCGCAACAGCCACGGCCATTACCTCGTGCTTGTCGACGAACTCGCCGAGATCGCGGTCGTGTTCGTCGACGAAAACGACTCGCCACCTCACGCCCCCTCCGGCCCCGGCGGCAGCGGCTGCCAGTGCGTTGGGCATGTGTGGCAGGCCTTTTTGCTGCACCAGCGATGCCTGTCCCACCAATGCACGGCGATTCCGTCATCGTCAATGGCAAGGACACCCACTCCGATTTCTGGCAACCTCTCCTCGACGCTGACCCACCGCCGCTCCTCGCGGAGCCGGGCGATCTCGGCGGCGGCCCATTGAATTACGGGGTTATCCATCGACTTTGCAATTGATTGAAGGGTCTTGAGATTGTCACTCACTTTTCACCTCTTTCGTCACCCCGCAACACGCGCCGCAGAGTCTTCTCTCGCGTCGCCTTGCCCTCAAGCTGCTCCAGCCGCTCACGCAACACCGAGATTTGCCCTCGCAGCCGCCATATCTCCGTCACCAGCGGGTCGGTGTCAGTGAGCCAGCCAAGAAGCCAGACGGCAGTGATGAACGACGCAGGGCACACCACACAGACCATCAGCACCTGCCACCACGACGGTTCACGCATCGGCCACCTCCTTCACCGCCACGCCCGCAGCGGCGAGGGCTGCGATCCAGTCTGCGTCACGCGAGGAGCATGTGATGTGGTGGTAGTGCTTCTCGTTCGGCTTCACCACCTCCAGCGGCGTCGAGCGGGCGAGGAGGCCCTTGGCAATGCTCTGCGCCTTCTCGGTGTACGCATCCCCGTCCACGATCCAGGCGATGAGATCCCTCTCCTCACCCGTCAGCCACCCGCGCGGCTGCGGAGGGGCGCGGTAGAGGGGGACGACGGTGCCGCCCCACTTTTCCGCAACTCGGTCTGCTTCTTTACGAAAGCTTCGATGAGTGACGCTCTGGACGTTTCCGTCTCGCACCACGCCCCACGCATCCACCTCCCCCTCCCCGCCGCCGCTCGCGGCCTCCAGTTCGGCAACGCGCTTCCGTAGTGCGTCAGCGGCGTCGAGGGCAGCATTACGCTCGGCCAGGAGCCGCGTGCCGCTTTCCTCAGACCGTAGCCACGACTTGCGCGCCGCATCCCGCTCGCGATTCGCGGCGTCACGCTCGGCCTGCAAGACCTTCGTCAGACCCTGCCAGTCGATGGCAACGCGGTCGCCGTCCTGGTCGGAAACATCGGGAAGAGCGGCCTCCCGCTCCTCGTCGCTCACGACGCGGACGGATTCGCCGTACCTTGGGTCAAAAATCGTACGCCACATCCGCCATTCACGAGCGCTCAAGGCTGCGTTGTGCGTCACCTCAAGCGTGATCCGCTCCGTGCGCATGCCGGTGTCCGCCGCGCCGCGCTCGCCGCGCGACGGGGCGGGATCGGTCCCGCCACATGGGCGGGCCGTCTGCTTCTGCCGCTCGATGCACTCCTCCAACGTCGTCAGCGGCCCCGTCCTGCCGTCCTCGGCCGCTCGAACGGCGGCGTCCCTCGACGGATCGGAACACCATGCGTGAGTCATGCATCACCTCGATTCTGGACCCACATGATCAGAGCGATGCCGATCCAGGGAGCCAGTACCAAGAAAACATCCGGCCACGTTGTTTCACCCATCTCACCCCTCCTTCCGCTCGCGGGCGGCGAGCATTGCGTCGGCAATGTCGTAGGCCGTGAGAGCAACGAGGCTGGCGTCACTGTTGCACCAGCCAGTGCCGCACATCGGGTCTGCCTGCCACGGACCGCCAGAGTTTCCCATCAGCCCCTGCAGCGCCGCCGCCGCGAAGTAGTCGCGGAGATTGATTCCGTACCACTTCGACACGCTACGGTCTGCGTTGGTCGTTTCCTGCGGATGCACTGGACCGCCAAGATCCGCCAATGTCACTCCTGCCACCTCACCCCTCCCGCGGCCTCGCCGCCTTAAATAACACCGCCCACTGTTCAACGCTCGGCCCGATTTCTTTCACAGCGTCAGCCCGGATACGGAGCCCCGACCACCTCGATCCTCGCACCGATCAGCGCCCAGGCGGATTGCTGCGTCGAGCCGTTCAACAGAATCCACACCGTCGCACCGACCCGCGAATCGGCATGGCCATACCATCGGTAAAAGCCCCACTCCCACGATCCATTGGCGTAGGTGATCCGCACCGTCTGCTGCCACCAACGCGCCACCGCCGTCGATTTCGCGGCCGGTGCCGTCCTCTGCATCGCCCCCTGCGACGACGCACCGACGAGAACGAGAGAAACCACCGCAAGAGCCACACGACAAAACCGCATCTCGATTCCCTCCGAGAGTGTCAATCGATCCCAGGACGCCAACCGGGACTCGAACCCGGATCTCCCCGCAGGGATTCTTCCACGGCCGGTAGCGAGCCGGCAGCTTGAACTATTGGCGTCGTCACATCACCGCAGGCTGTAGCGCCGACAGGCATACCAGCGGCCATCACGCCCGCGTGCGACACCCTCCTCGAGAACCGCCCCGCCGTTGTTGCAACACGCCCCGAGGGCAGCGGCCGGACTGCCGCCGACCCCGACACCCTCGTAGGTCGCGCCGTGGCTGGCGGCGTGCACCATCGAGCCCGACGCGGCCATCGATTCGGCGTGGGCCTGAGCCCCGCCGCGGGTCACCGTCCGGGTCGACGCCGTCGAGCAGCTGCCGCCCGTGCATGTCGACGCCCTGGTCGTCGTCACCGACCGCCGGAACGGGCCACCGTGGGCCGCACTCGAGAGAACCGCCACCGCGAGAATTGCCATGAGAAAACGCATATCCACC